TTTTTGGAATAGAAAAAACTCCTGGTCAAGTGAATGAGGATCTTATAAAAAACAATGGTTATCAGATTCTTGCTCTTGGTTCCTGTTGCCCGAAAGGTCAGGAATCTTATATTGTTGAACAAGTTGCTGAAAAAATATATTCTATTCAGATTGAAACAGTCCTCCCTCAACAATACAGAAACAGGATTGGAGAGAGATACATTGCTGTTTATAGGAGCATGGGTGTAAACCATTATGTAAATGTTTTGAATGATGTGATTATAAATGACAAACCATTTCTTGAAATTTTTAATGTCTGGAATGGGAATGTTGAACAGGTTTCTTTTGATAAAGTAATCAGTTTGAGAAAAATTACAAAGAGGTGAAGTGATGGGTCTGTTTGACATCTTTAAAAAGAAACCTGTTGAGGAAAAGCAGTCCAGAACTTTCACAAGCATTTTTGGAACAGGTACGGCACATTGGTCCTCAAAAGATTATCACAATTTTTCAAAAGAAGGATACCTGAAAAATCTGATTGTATTCAGGTGTATTGATTATCTTTCAAAGGCAGTTGGGACTGTTAAGTGGGAAGTTTATCAGATTGACAGTAATGGAGAGAAAATAAAAATTGAAATCCCTGAAATAAACACTCTTTTGAGAAAACCAAACCCATATCAATCACTAAGTTTTTTTATGCAGTCAATCATGTCATACCTTTTAATAGCAGGCAATTGTTATGTTGAGAAGGTGGGAGTCCTGACAAGAAAAATCTCTTTCCCGAAAGAACTCTACATTTTGGATCCATCAAAAATGAAAATCAATACCAGCAAAACATTAGGTGTTTTGGAAAGTTATGTTTACAATGATGAGATCGTTTTTCCTGTGGATCCTATAACGCAAAAGTCAGACATCCTTCATTTAAAATTCTTCCATCCTATTGATCCGCTGTTTGGAGCATCTATTATTGAACCATTGAGCAGGGAGATTGATACAAGCAATGAAGCAAGTGAGTGGCAAAAGAGCCTTCTTGAAAATCAGGCAAGACCTGGAATGATTTTTTCAAGTAAAGGTTTTATGACGGACCCTCAATTTGACAGAATGAAAAAACAATTGAATGATAAGTTTACAGGATCTGGAAATGCTGGAAAGAATCTCCTTTTGGAAAGTGAAGGAGGAGTTGATGCTGTTCCTTATTCCTGGTCACCTGCTGAAATGGATTTTATTGAGAGCAACAGAGAGATGGCAAGAAAGATCTCTCTTGGTTTTGGGGTTCCTCCGATGTTGTTGGGCATTCCAGGTGACAACACTTATTCAAATATGAAGGAGGCTCGTCAATCATTTTGGGAGGACACCGTTATTTACTATCTCAATTTTATCAAGGAAGGGTTTGATGATTGGTTGTTTCCTTCCACTACAATTGAACTGGAGCCTTGCTTGAATGATGTCCCTGCACTTGCTCCCAAAAGGGAGATGCTCTGGAACATGGCACAGACTTCAGATTTCTTGACAATCAACGAAAAAAGAGAATTGATTGGTTATGAAAAGATTGAAGGAGGAGATGTTCTTTTGGTCCAGTCCTCTTTAATGCCTATTGAGCAAATTGGTATTGAAGAGGAAAATGATGACGGATTGTCAGAGGATGAATCTGCCATACAAAACCTGATTGACCAGGGATATACAAGAGAAGAGGCAGAACAGATGATTGGTTTAAGAGAGGAAGAAGAGGAAGAAGAGGAGGAGGAAATTGAGTGATTGGAGTAACAAGAAGAAACAACTTTCTCCGAGAGCAGACAAGGCTCATGATACAGAAAGAAAAAGCATTTGCAGCAGACATAAAACCTATTTTAAAAAGGCAATGGCAGGAAGTTGCAGATCATATAAGGCAGGGAACAATCCAGAATCTCCAGTGGGAAATAAACAAATACATGAATGAAATGATCAAAGCATTTGAAAAGAATTACATGAAAATCGGAGCAATGAATTTCACAAGGCTCCAGAACTTCATTGAAGGAGAGAAACCAAAAGGTTTCTCCAGATATGACAAGAAGGACTTTGAGAGTGTTTTCTGGACCAATTTTAAAAGATGGGTAAAAAATGAGGCAGCAAAAAAGGTGACAAAAATAGATCTAAACACTTTCAAAATTATGAACAAAATTGTCTCCAGTAAAATAAAAGAAGGAAATACATACTATGAAATAGCAAGAGCAATCGAAATGATGGAGGCCATTACGACAATCCAGAGAGCAAAAACAATAGCAAGGACAGAAACTCACACTGCCTTCAACAATTCAACTCACGAATCAATGTTGGCTTCTGATATTGCATCTGAAAAGGAGTGGATGTCTGCTTTGGATGAAAGGACAAGAGATTTGCATATAACAGCAGATGGAGAGAGAGTTGGGATAAAAGATTATTTCACAAGGACTGGTGAGTCTTTAATGTTCCCTGGTGATCCTTCTGGATCTGCTGAAAACATAATCAACTGCAGATGTGTTGCACTTTATAGTTGAGAGGAGAAATGAAATGAAAGAAGAGAAGATGCTGTTGCCTTTTGAAATCAAGATTGATGCTGCCCAAAGTGACGGATCTTTTGAGGGATACGGTTCAACATTTGGAGGAGCTCCGGATTCATACGGAGACATTGTTATTCAAGGAGCCTTTAAAGATTCTTTAAAAAAGAATGGCAGGAATGGGAATGGAATTGCTATGCTGTGGCAGCATGATTCAAAAGTCCCTGTTGGTGTTTGGGATAGGATGGAGGAGAACAGCAAAGGACTTTTTGTTCAAGGGAAAATTGCAATCAATACCTCTCTCGGAAAGGATGTTTTTGAATTAGCAAAAATGGGAGCAATTAAAGGATTGAGCATTGGCTATTCTCCTGAGGAATGGGAGTTTGATGCCAAGAAACAAATTAGATATTTAAAGAAAGTTGATTTGTGGGAGATTTCTCTTGTGACTTTTCCTGCAAATACTCGGGCAACAATTACAGCGGTGAAATCATTGCTTCAGAATGCTAAAAACGAAAGAGAACTTGAAGAAGGATTGAGAGAGTCAGGCCTTTCATCAAGTGCAGCAGTTTACATTGCATCTCTTTTAAAGGACAAATTGTTTGAGAGAGTCAAACAAAAACAGCAGGATGAGTCAATGAAATTATTGCTGGAAAAAATAAAGAGCGTTAACTCAATTTTAACAAAAGGAGAAAAAAGATGAGTGAAAACATTAGTAATTTTCAGGAACCTGAAGTCCTGAAAAGTGTAATGGATGAAGTTCAGAAGTTGGGAGACAATTCCCAAAAAAATTATGATGAACTTCAGAAGTCATACAAAAAACTTCAGGAAGTCGTTGAGAAAGGGATTGATGGTAATAAAGGACAGATCTCAAAATTGACTGCTGAAATTGCCTCCCGTCAGGAAGAACTTGACAAGAGGAATTCAGAAATCAATTCGAGGATTGATGCTGTTGAAACTCGGATGAGTGCCCCCTCAATCATCACTGATCCTGCCAAAATGGAAGAGGTTATGAAATCTGCAGAAATGCATTTCAAGTCCTGCCTCACTATCAAGGAAGGAAGAGCCTCTGTTGCTGCCATGAGCAAAACAAACATCGATATTGATTCCTACAAAAATTATTGTAAGGATCTTGTTGATGTTTTGAGGATGGATGAAAAGCAGATTGCTCCGGAGCAGTACAAAAGACTTTCTGTTGGCGTGGATCCGGATGGAGGATACACTGTGACTCCTTTTATGGCTTCACAGATCCTCAACAGGATGTTTGAATCAGATCCTATCAGACAACTTGCAACAATCGAAACAATCTCCACAGATGCTTATGAACAACTCGTGGATTGGTCAGATGTTAATGTTGGTTGGGAAGGAGAAACGGTGCAGGGAACTGAAACCACAACTCCTCAACTGAACAAGAAGAGGATCCAGGTCCACAATATGTATGCCCGAGTTTATGCCACCCAGCAGTTGCTTGAAGATTCTTCCATCAACATTGAAGCATGGCTCTCCAATAGAGCCTCTGAAAGAATGGGAAGATTTGAAAGTGCTGCTTTTGTCACTGGTAATGGAATTGGCAAACCGAGAGGGTTCCTGACTTATGCTGACGGGACTTCTTTTGGTCAGGTGGAAAGAGTCAACATGGGTGCTGCTGCTGCAATCACTGCCGATGGTCTCATCAGGGTGAAGTATTCTTTAAAAGAATTTTTCCTCAATAGAGGAACCTGGCTTGTGAATCGGCAGACGATCCGAGATATAATGCTCTTAAAAGATGGTGTTGGAAATTATCTCTGGAAACCTTCCATTGCAAATGATGGAAACTCAACCATCCTTGACCTTCCTGTCAGGATGAGCACAACGATGCCTGTTGTTGCTGCCAACGCCCTTTCTGTTGCCCTTGCCGATTGGAGAGAAGCATACTACATTGTGGATCGTCTCGGAATTACAGTTCAGAGAGATCCTTACACTGCCAAACCTTTCGTTGAATTCTATTTCAGAAAGAGACTTGGTGGAGATGTGATGAACTGGGATGCAATCAAGATTGGCGTGATTGCTGTATAATATTTTACAAAAGGAGGTTTTAAAATGTTAAGAGATCTTTATAGCAATTTTGGTTTTTTTGAAGCACTGACTTCTCCTGTTGCAGCAGTCGTTGTTTCCACTACAGGAAATACAATTGACCTGCTCGGGTATGGCGGAGCGGTTATGATTGTGACTGTTGGAGATATTAGATTTCAGTCTGCTTCTGCTTTACACTTGAGGCTCCAACATGGAACCGCTTCTGCTGCTGGTGTTGACCAGTGGAGTAATGTTCCTGCCTCTCTCTTTATTCATTCCGCTGCCGGAGGATATGATTCAACTGCAGAAACTGGAGTGTGGCAATCTTTCCTTTCGACAGAGATGGGAAGCAATGTTTATGCTGTTGGTTATAAGGGAGATCAAACTCACAGATATTTGAGACTGTATGTCTCAGGTGATGCTGGAGTTGGTTCCATGAGAGCAGCAGCATGTTGTTTACTCGGCCTGCCTTCTGAATGGCCTGTGAATGATCCTGTATAAATAAAAATGAAATAAGGGAGGAGGAAGTTCTTCCTCCCTGATTTTCAGAAGGAGGAAAAATGGCAAAGCATGATAATACATACCAGAATTCAAAATGCGGAATCAACCGTGACAGTGAATTCTTTATGGATGACGATGCAGAGTTCAATTTTTATGGAACAAAAGTAACTGGAGCAGAATTAAAAGCACAGTTGGTTTATGGAGCAGATGTTCTTGCTTATGATGTTAGAGCCTCTGT